TCATTGGCTCGCCTCCGTTAACTGGATGTCGAGCGCGCCCAGGACCGGAATTTCAAACTCGTGAAGGATGATCCTCCCATCGGTGACGACGTCGATCTGCACCGCCCGCCGTAGCAGGGCCGCGACGTCGATCGGCTGGCCCCCCACCGGCAGGAGCGCCGCGGCGGCCGCGATGGCCTGGTCGGTGAACTGGACGGTCGAGCTGTCCTGGCGGCGGAACCGCGTCACCGTCATGGCCGTCACGCCCGCGACCGCCTCGACCTTGCCGTAGACGTCGCTGAGGTACAGCGGCATGCCGAAATCGACGTTGTTGAAGGCGAGCAGGTCCCGCACCGCAACCTCGGCCGCCTTGAGCACGGCGTTGGGCTGGTAGCGCCGGTCGTACACCAGTTCGATGCTGACGTCGATGGGGATGTAGCTGGCGTCGAGCACCTCGACAAAGGTGCCGGCCATGCGCTTGTCTTCAAAGTAGGCGATGAGTCGCCGGCGCAGCGCCTCGGGCACGGTGCTGGCCGTGTCGCCGGCCGGGGCGACGTACAGTTCGATCGTGTTCCAGTTGGGGGCGGCGGCGCGCACCTTGGCCACGCCCCCCGCCTGCTGGGCCAGCGCCACGTAATCGCTGAGCGTGACGGCGCGCTGGCCGGAGCGGAAGGCCAGTGGGCCGAACGCCTTGGCGTGGTTGATGTCCTCGTGATCGGCGCCGCCCGCGGCCGCCTGGGGGTTGGTGACGGCGCTGAGCTGCGGGATGGTGGTCTTGATGGTTGTAATCGAATTGGCCGCGACGTTGGTGGCGCTCCCACCGCCGATGCGCCAGGTGGCCCGGATGTTGTTCTGGCCAGTGGGCGGGATTCGGCCATAGGTGCCGTCGCCGAAACACACCCAGCAAACGTCGTTCTCGTCGAACTGGACGTAATAATCGCGGTCCTCGGCGCTGGACAGTGTTACCCCCCCATCGCCAGCGAAGTGGTAGAGCAGGCTGTCCACGCGGTCCCACGTAACCCAGCCGGCGCCCTCATTGACCTCGACGAGCAGCGTGTCGAGGATGACGGGCGATTTGGGGACGGGGAAGGAAAGGTTCGGCTCGCCGGTCGAGGAGCCGATGACGGTCGTCGCCTGCGCGACGCTCTGCACCATGGGAAGGCCGGCGTAGACGAGCAGCTTGCGGTCGCTGGTCTGCGTAACCTGGTCGGAGCGCAGGTCGATGGTGAGATCGGGGCCACGGTATTCAAAGATTTGCGGCCCGGTCGTGCTGGTGGGTGTGGAGGCGAATTGCGCGCCTTGCGGGACGGTGGTGAGGCTCGTGGCCCCCGCCGCGGGGGGCTTGAAATAGAGCGTCAGGTCCACCGACGCGGTGGCCGGCGGGGCCAGTTCGTAGCCGATCAGTCGCAGCGCGTGCAGCACGCTGCGGCGTTCGACGGCCGTCGCCAGGAAGCTCTCATTGGCGATGCGGTCCTGGTAATACAGAACGACGTCGCCCATGTAGGCGAAGAGATCGACAAGGAGCGATCCCAAATCACTGGGGGACTGGTCCGTCCATTCGGGCAAGCGGTATCTGGCCAGCCCGAGGATGGCCTGCCTCAGCGACTGGAAGTCCTTGTTCGTGTAGTCGATAGTCGGCGTCGGGGTCATGGCCAGCCTTTCAGGACAGCGGCAGGATCAACTGATCGGCGACCGGCTCGGTTGTGTGGGTGTAGTTAAGCAGCATCTGCACTTCGTCCTCGGACTGGGTAACTTTTGTCTGCGTCACCATCACGCGCGGCTCGAATTGCAGGAGCGCCTGTTGTGCCTGCGACCGGAGCAATTCGGCCAGCACGTCGTCATTGGGGTCGTGAACCAGGGAATGGATGCGCGTGCCGAAGTTGCGCATCATCGGCCGCTCGCCCAAGCGCGTGCCGAGGATGAGCAGGATGTTCTGGCGCAGTTTCGCAGCGCCGGTGGCCCACGCCACCCCGCCGGTCGCCGGGTCGATGCGGAACGGATACGCCACGCCCGCGATGTCATCGATCATGAGTGCCTCATTGGAGGTTTCCGGTGCCGGATTGCGTGCCGGTCCCGATCGGTTGGTTTACCGGGTTGACAACATTGACGGTCACGCCGACCACCGCTGCTCCCTTCACATAGTTGTCGATGGCCGTCGCCAGCGCGTCCGCGACCTGGTCGCTCGACCAGGAACTGTCCTTGGACTGCTTGAACGTATCCTTCAAGGCCTGGGCGAGTGCGGACTTGTTCAGTGCCATGTGCGCAGCCCTCCTCAATCGATGGGACAAACGGGCAACTCAGGGAGCTTCGGCAGCGCCGGCAGCGCTGGCAGTTTCGGGAGGCCTGGGATGACCGGCGTGGGCAACGACACGGATGGCAGTGGTGGAACGCTCGGCAAGTCCAGCGGCGGCACGGGGAGCTTTGGCAGCGCTGGCAGCGACGGCAATTTCGGGAGGCCCGGCACGACTGGCGTGGGCAAGGACACGGACGGCAACGGCGGCACACTGGGCAGGTCCAGCGGCGGGACCGGCAGTGTCGGCAGCGCCGGCAGCGCCGGCAGTTTCGGGAGGCCCGGCACCACCGGCAGGGGCAAGGACACGGACGGCAGTAAGGGGAACTTGCAGTTACTCATTTCAACACCGTGCCGGAACTGAGGAACGGGGCGCCGGGAGTGATGAGCGGGCCGGGCGGCGTGGGCGGGCCGGTCGGGCCCACCGCCGTCGCGTGGACGTGCATGGCGAAGAGGTTCCACAGCGGCGCCAGGGTGTTCGCGAGGAAGGTAGGCTCGGCGGCAGGGTCGCCGGTCAGCGACACCGAGGGCGCCTGGAGGATGATGCTGCTGCCTGTGATTCGCACCGTGTCGTCCGTCAATTGCAGCATCGTCGATCCACTCTTTTGAGTGATGACGATGCCGTCGCTGTCCATGGTGATGAGGTTGCCGTGCTGTTCGACAAAGGTGGCGCTTTCCTTGTCCGCGTCGAGCTGAATGTAAGTGCCGGCCTGGTTGGCGATGAGGATGCTGCCCTTCTTGTCCAGGGTGATGAAGGCTTTGCCCTTGTGCCGAATGGTGATCTTTTCTTCCCCCTCCTTGTCCATGATCTCGATGGTGTGCCCGGAGGCCGTCTGGATGACGCGGTTGTCCGGCGGCGAGATGGCGGCCTGCGCCGGCGTCTTGCCCTCCGGATACCAGGTGCCGACCCAGATCGGGTATTTGATGTTTCCGCCCTCGAACTCGACCCAGACCTTGGTGCCGACCGCCGGGATGAAGAAGTGCCCATAGGGCAGGCAGGGGCGGGCCGTCACCTGGGCGTCCTCGCCGAACAGGGAAGGCATCTTGACCACGATGCTGCCCATGTTGTCCGCGTCCTGGTCGTTGGCCAGCACCTCGCCGCTGTACTTGCCGTAGTACTTGCCAACGTGATGGCGGAGGCTCTCCAACATGGTTCACCTCGTGACCGAAAACTTGGTCTGGTAAGTGCTGCGATCCACTGTTTTGGCGTCCTTGTCGAGGGTCGCGATGCGGGTGTAGACGTGATTGACCTTGTGGACGTACCAGTCGCCCTCGATCCAGGGCGGCAGCCCCATGATGGTTACCTTGCCCTTGGCGCGCAGCATGATGGTGCCCCGGCACACGCCCCGGCCGGAATAGCCGAGGACGCGCGTGAGGTCCTGCTGGACGGCCTGCTGCGCCTCGTCGGGGTTGGAGGGAAGGCCGGCGAGGTTGGTCTTGGGTCGGGCGTCGGCCGGCTGGCCGGCGGCCTGGGCCATGATGCCGCCGGCCTGGGCCAGGGTGGCGTCGGCATCGGGATCGACCTCCAGGGGAGGCTCGTCCGCCGGGGGGGGCGCTTGCTGCGTGACCGGATCGCCGGTCTTGGGGTCGATCACCGTCGCCGTGCTTTGCGGCGAGGCGCCGCTGCCGACGCGCTCACATTTGAACTCCAGCAGCGGCCCGATCCCACCGGGACAGTAATGGAGCACGCCCATCGGGTCGCCCTTCAGCAGGCTTTGCTCGCTGACGAAATAGAACTGGGACTGGTTGTCATTGACCTCGACGAAGGCCCGCGCCTTGTAGGTGATCGCCGCCGCCTGGATGAAGTCCCAGTCGCTCTGGCCCTTGGTCTTCCCCCACGCCTTGGCCGGAGTGAGGTCCGGGTCGGGATCGATCTGTATCTGGCCCACGCCGAGGTCCGAGTAATCGGCGACGATCGTCTTCAGCGCGTCGCTGAGCTTCCCGGAGATGAAGTAGCGGTCCTTGGTCTGGTTCTGCTTCATCTTGTAGGACAGGTCATAGGCGGTCACGGTCACGCGCGCCTGGCCGGTGCCGGTCGCCTCCGTCTTGACCCCCATGACGATGCCTTCAAAGATGAGCGCGTTCGCGTCAGACCAGCCGAGGCTGATCTGCACCTTGCTCTGCTCGCGCGTGATCTTCGAGACGTCATCGGCGCTGTCGAACACCACGCGGGCGCGGTCGATCGCCCGGTCGTGGTCCTCGACGTCGATCGACTGGACCTGCGACTTCATGTCGATGCCCTCGATCTTCACCGTCGCGTAGGGAGTGCTGTCCGCCATCAACCGAACCTCCGGGTGCGCACTACAGTGCCCAGGTCGGTGGCGCCGGGAATGTTGATCGAACTGCCGACCGGCAGGTCCATCGGGTATTGCAGGTCATTGGCCTCGGCGATCCGCCACCACAGCGCACTGTCGCCGTAATAGCGCCAGGCGAGGTATTCGATCGTGTCGGCGCCGCTGACGAGGTGCCGGTAAATGGTGACACCCGGCGCCGGCGGCGTGGGCGGCCGGATCGCGATGGTCGGGTGGCTGACCTGGTCGGCGCCGGCCACCTGGTAGACGGTGGACTTGGCGTAGCGCGAGGTAATGCTGACAGGCATGGCAGTGTCCAGTCGTGCTCTTACACAAACAGGTTGACGATGGGGGTGGTTGCCAGGAAGTCGGAACCGATCCCCTTGCGGTTGTAGCTCTTGGCGATATTGATGTTGCGGGTGATGAACTCCGCGAGGGGCGAGATCGAGAAGCTCTGCTCTTTGAGTGTGACGCTGACGTCGGCGCGCGAAGCGGTGCCATCCTCCTGAAACGCGGTGATCTTGATGTTGAGGTCGGTCATCGCGCACTCGACCGAGAGCCCGCCATAGAAGAGGTTGCAGGGCGGTGGTTTATTGAGACAGGGAAAATCACCCCCGAACATCTTCACCACATCGACGACGTCGATGGTCGGGACCATGAAGGCGCGCAGCACGGCCAGGTCGGGCTCGATGCTGCCGCCGTAATGGTCATCACCATCCAGCGGGCCAGGGACAGTTGCGTCGAGCGAGAAATCGATAGAGAAGGTGCGCGGGTCGCCGCCCTCAGCCTCCAGCGGCTTGGTCGCGATGATCAGCGAGCCAATCTCCTTGACGTCCTTCGCCAGCCCGGCCAGCGTGCCAAGGAAGCCGGTAGCAGCTGCGGTCTGGTCGAACTTCCAGTTCCCAAACCCGTTGGCCTCCTTGTAGCGATAGGTCTTCTTTTCCGACATCAGGTCGGGGTTGAACTGAAAGCGGAAGATCAGCGGCGGCAGTGTTGGGACCAGCGAGATGCTGGCGAGGTAACCGGTCTTGCGTGCCATGATTGCCGCCCTCCATTAAACTTGCATCAAGAGCGAACCGGGGCCGAACGTCATGCCCCGCTGGTCCATTTCGTGCATCAGCTCGACGATCGCCCGCAGGAACTCCTCCGGCGAATGATCGCTCAGGGCCTTCATCACCCCCGGCACGCCCCCGGGGAGGTTGCGCTCGGGGGGCGGCAGCAGTTCGATTACCAGATCGTCGATTTCCACCGTGGCGCGCGGGCGGTCAATCACCGTCGGGCCGACCGCCTTGGCGGCCAGCGACTTCTCCGCTTCGGGTCCGGTCGTGGGCGATTCGTTGATGAACGCCGTGATGTTGCCCAGCAGCGCCGAAAGCCCCTGTGGGCTGCCCAGCCAGTCCTCGTAAGCCTTGGCGATCACCTCCAGCCCCGTGGCCGCCGGGTGCTCGGTCGCCGCCTTCGTCGCCTGCTGCGCCAGGTCCAGTGAGTCGGCCAGTGTCTTCGAGCGGTCCTTCAGCGCGCCGATGTGCTTGTCGAGCGCATCGTTGAACACCCGGTCGCTGGCCGCGGCGTCGAGCTGGGCGCCGAGTCTTTGCAGGCCCTTGCTGGTGTCCCCAAACAGGTCGCCCATCAGCGTGGTGATGCTGCCCAGCGACTTGTCGATCGTGCCGCGCAGGGTGCCCACCGCCGCCGGGTCGAGCAGTGTCGCCGAGACGCTGGGGAAGCTCGGCAATTTGGTCGCCGCCGGGCCGACGAGTGTCGGCTCACTGATCGACAGCTTCTTGGCCTCCTCGAGCGCTTCCCGGTCCGGCTTGCTGAGCGTCGTGTCCCGCACCAGTTGGACCAGCGACGGCAGGACGTAGGGCAACATCTGAATTGCGTAGACCGCGACGCGGAAGATGCGCGTGTCACCGATTACCGCCAGCGCCGTGGTGACGGTCTCGACCAGCCACTTCAGCAGCGCATCGATCGTCTTCGCCAGCCCGCCCGACAGGAACTCGATCGCCGCCAGCGCCGCGTCGAACACGCTGCCGAAGATCTTGAAGACGGAGGTGATGACGTCCTGGATGGTCAGCCCAAGGATGCCCAGGATGTTGGCCGCCAACTTGGCCGCCGCCGCCAGCGTGTCGAACAGCACGGTCAATGCGACGCCGCGCAACAGCAGGGCCTCGCGCAGGAGGAATTGCAGCAGTTCGACGACGGCCAGCTTGATCGTGTCGAGCCGCGTAATGAGCATCGCGAGCGCGCCGAGAACCTCCGGGATGAGGATCGTCAGCCCCTTGATGACCAGCGAGATGCCGCGGACGAGGGAGTCGGCGGTCTGGAGGACGGCCAGCCAGCGGTTGGCCTCCGGCGTCATCGGGTTGGCGGTCTGGGCGGCCTGGTTGGGATTGCCGTTGGCGGCCTGGAACAGCGCGGTGAAGGCATCGACCACTCCCTTGATCTCGTCCAGCTTGCCCAGCAGGCCGCCGGAGGGCGCCTCGCTTTTTTCCTTCTCAGGCGGCACCGGCTCTTTTGGCACGCCGAGTTGCTTGAGGATGCGTTCGACGGTGGCGGCGATGTCCTGGACCTGCGCAATCATGACTGGCAAGGCAACGCCCGCGATGGTCCCGCCAACCAGGCCGCCGAAGAGCCCGCCGAAAAACCGCCCGATGCCGCCGAGCAGCCCCTCCAGGAAGCCGCCGCCCGGCGCCAGGTCGTTGATGTTGACCACGTGTACCTTGAGCGCCCCACCAAACATGGGCGGCTCGCCGAAGCGCGGCCCGGCGGCCAGCGCGCTGGCGAAGGAAAAGGTGGTGTAGCGCGCCGTGTTGCGCTCGATATCCTCGAGCGAGCGACGCGCATAACGCAACTGGGTCAACAACAGGCCCATTTGTTGAACGAGGTCGTCATCCATGTCTCATACATACTCCGACACCGCGTAGAGCTTGAGCCGCGCCTGGCCGTCGAGGTAGGCCTGCTGAACGGCCGCCTGGAACTGTGCCGCCACCTCCGCCACGAGATCCGCGTTGACCGGCTTGCCGGCGGCGTTGATCACCACATGCTTGACCGTTGCGCGGGCGAGCAGGGCCCGCTCCGCCAGGATGCGCGGCGACGTCATATCGATGCGTACCGTCGCCTCCTGGCCCTGCGCTTCCTTGTCGCGCCAGTACGCCCGCATTTCCTTGAAGTAGGCCGGGATGGTCAGGCCTAGGAGTTGGAAGCCGCCCGTCGCCAGCCAGCCCTCGAAGCTCTGGGCCACCGCATCAGGCCGGCGCTCTGCGATCCTTTTGTGCAGTGCATCGACGTCCTCACCGAACACAGCCTGGGCCTGGCGATTCGCGGTCTCCGCCAGCCGCCGGAAGCGCTCGGTAGAGCCCCCGGCGGCGGCGCGCGCGGCCTGGTCGGCAAACTCGTCGCCGATAACGTCGAGCGCTGCGGAACCGACGCCGAGGATGTTGCGGGTGCCTTCGGGCAGCTCGCGCGCGATGCCGTCGATGGCGCTGCGCAGCGCCGGCAGGCCCGGCCGGAAGATGGTGTCGTACAGGTTGGGAAAGCCGTAACCGGCGGGCCAGCGTATCTGGGCCGTCTCGGCCGGCAGCTTGGCCGGCTTGCGCAGGGCGTTCCAGATCAGCGACGGGATGGCGTCGATTCGTCTGCTGACCGCATCCGGGATGAACGGGTTGAGCTGCACCAGCAAGTTGATCGATTCGGCCAGTGCGGCGAGTGTCACGCGGGCGGTGCCGCGGGCCACGTCGGTCCCGGCGGTGATCAGGTCGTCGACCGTGATGCTCGGTATCGCCAGCGTCGCGGGGCCCAGGACTGGCGCCAGCACAGTGGAGATGATCGGACTGAGGTCGAATTGCAGGATGGACTCGATCGCGCTCAGCACCGAGTTGATGAAGTCGATGTACTTGTTGAAGTAGGCCGTCACCTCGTCGAAATAGGCCCGTAACTGAGTGACCAGTAGCGCGGCGTAATCCAGGGCGAACTGGGTGAAGAAGCGAACGTTGACGATCAGCACGAGCTGGGTCGCCATCGTGTAGGACAGCGCCTTGCGCAGGATCGTCCGCAGATCGACGAAGAAGAAGTCGAGGACCTTCTTGCGCAGCGCGTTGACGCTGGCCTCGATGCGGGCGAAGGCGTCGAGGGCGGCGAACTTCACCACGATCACCAGCGACTCCCACAGGGATTGGGCGAAGGCCGGCAAGGCTGGGAGGACCAGCAGCCCACCCAGGATCAGGCGTGAGGTGTTTTCGAGCATGTCGGGCAGCGCGTTGGGATCGCTTGGCCCGGCCTCGCCCGTGGCGGGGGCAGGGCTCAGGAAGGCCTTGGCGGTGGCGACCTGCTGGACGAAGCTGCGGAGCTGAAACGTGCTGCCGGCCACGCTGCGCCAGGCAAGCGCCGCCTCGCCGAACAGGTCGCTGGCCGTGCGCCGCTGCGGATCGTTGTCGGCCACCCCGGAATGGCCGAACAGTTGCTCCGTCATCTCGCCGGGCGGATGGGCGAAGCGCTCGATGGAAGCGGCGATCTCGCGGATGGCCCCGGCGAAGGTGGCGAAGGCGCCGGGCAGGATCAACTCTTGCTGGACGGCCTCCTTCACCCGGCCGACGCCCTTCAGAAAGCGCTCGCCCGCGCCGCGGAGGCGGGCGAGGATGCCCGGGGGCGGCACGTCGGGGGCCAGGGCGCCGGCCTGGAGAGAATCGAGCCACAGCGCGACCGCATCGCCCTCGAAGCGGATGATTGGGAAGCCGCGGCTGGCCTGTTCCAGGAGGTCGGCCGTCTTGACGCGCTTGCCCAGCCACAGCGCCAGCGCCTCGAAACTGTGCGCGATCTGGCGGACTGGCAGCAGCAAGAACTGCCGGAAGGCATTGGTGATCTCGGGGAAGTCGAGGCTGAGCGGCATTAGTTCATCCCTTCGCGCTCGCCAGTCCCTGGGCCGGTGCGGTGGCGGGGTAGCCCTGCCCATTCAGGGCTTGCTGCAACCGCGCCTGGAAGGTGTCGGCGTCGGCCCTGGGCAGGTCGATGCCGCGGATGACGAGACGATGCACGATCGGCCGCAACTTGCCGTTGTCGGGCAAGTCGCGGACCGGATAATCCTGTTGCTTGACCTTCAGCCCATACAGCTCCTTGTCCAGCTTGCCGAAGGTGTCGAGCAAGTTGCCCATCTGGACACGCAGTTCCGCCGGCAGCACGCGGCCGACGACAGCGGTCAGCAGGTCGCGCAACTTCAACTGCTCGACGCGAAGCGCCGCCAGCGCCTTCTTCGGCTCCTGGCCGAGCTGCCGCACCAGCGCCGAGCGCTCCCCCGCGAACACCTGAGTCGGCCGGATCGCTGCTTCGACGCCTTCGCGCGCACCTTTGCTGAAGGGGAGATAGTCCTCGAATAGCGCCCCGCCGTACTTGATGTCGATCTTCGCCAGCGTCTCGATGGCGCCCAGCCCGCCCGGCGGCGCTCCCCCCATGAAGCGCAGGAAGTCCTCCGGCTTTGTCAGGTGCGGCGTGGGAAAGCCGGACGGAAGTTTTGAACTGGAGGAGGAGGGCGACGATGAGCCTGAAGACAGTGTGCGGGCCGCGATGCCAAAGGAGATAATGGCCGAGCGAATCCGCCGAATGGCCGGCTGGTCCATCACGATCGCGGTGGCCTTCGTGCTGGCGTCCGTGAACCAGCCCTTGATCAGCTTGCTGGCCTTCTCGACCAGGTCGTTGAGGGACTCGGAGAGGTTGGTGAACAGCTCGGTGAAGACGATCTCGAACACGGGCAGGATCAGGCTGAGCTGAACCAGCACGAAATCGACCCGGTCGGCGATAACAGGGATGTAGCGTTTGACGCTCGCCGGGATGTCCTTGAAGATGAACGTCACCGTGTCCACTACCTGATCGATCAGTTCCTTGAACGGCCTCACCTGGAGGGCCAACGGCACCAGCAGGGGGCCGATGCGCGTGACGATGACGGCGACGAATGCCAGAACGAAGGGAAACAGCCCGGCCAGCCGGTCGAACAGTCCCAGGATGCTGCGCAAGAGTGGATTGGCAATGTTTTCCCGCGGCCCCATCAACAGTTTCAGGAACTGTGTGGCGGCGATGAGGAACTTCGCGGTCGAGCCCAGCAGCGCATAGACACTGCGCAACTCGGGCGGTGAGGCGATGCCCAGCGCCACTCCTCCCATGAAGGCGATGGGCAGCAGGATCGGCCCCCCGACCGGCCCGACCAGGAAGACCAGCGGCAGCAGGGCGACCTTCCAGCCCAGCGCGCCGACCAGCAGTTTCGTCCAGTACCCAAGGTTGCGCACCATCACGGAGAGAGTGAGCAGCACCCCGGTCGGCGACAGCAAGATGCCGGCGACCTGTCCGAACAGCCCGGCCAGGGGCTCGCCCAGGCTCGGTCCTTCCAGCTCCGGCAGCACCGAGGCGGATGCCAGGAAATACTGTTTCTTGAGCGCCACGAGATTGTCGATGACAATCCGCACAAAGGAGCCGTTGAGCGGCAGGCCCGGGCCGAACCAGTGTGTCAGGAAGGCGCTGCGCGCGCGGCCAATCAACACCTCCTCCGTCTGGACCAGGTGGCTCCACGGTTCCAGGTGAAACGCGCCCCAGCGAAAGGCGTAGACCGTCTCGCGCAGGAGGAGGGAGAGTGGCATCGGCTAGCGCCTCCTCGTGGCGGCGATCTGCGCGTTCTCGCGCTCGATCTGCTCGATCAGGAGCCGGACGAAGGCCGAGCGCTCCTGGATCTCCAGGTCCATGATCTCGCTCCAGGACCAGTGCAGGTGGTAGGCCAGGAAGAACACCTCCTTGCGCAAACTGTCCTGGTCTACTCCAGTGATAAAAAATGGGTCATGTCCAGGCTCGCCTTGAACGTGTTGCCGCAGTTGTTGCAGGCGAGCTCGCGAATGAGGTCGATGCCGGGGGCGGCCTGGCTCAGCGCGCGGTCGATCAGGCGGCGGTCACTCAGGGTCAGCTCGGCGAGGATCTTCGGGCCGATCGCTTCCAGCCGGTGCTTCGGCAGGTCGCCCAACGAGCGCAGGCAGCGCGACAGGAGGGCGTTCTTGCCCAGCGAGGCGTTCTGGCGCATCTGCGGCGCCACAGCCGACTCATCGACGCCCGTCGGCAGCCGCATTCGCAGCGACTTGTGGACTGAGTCGTCCTTGTCCACGTAGCCATCCTGGAGTTCGACCACCACGTCCTCGATCGATTCTTCCTCGCCGAGCGAGCGCACCGGCAGCTCGCCCAGGTCCTCGATCACCTGAAAAGACTCGTTGCAGGTAGGGCAGGTGTAGCGCGCCTGGAGCTCCGAGCCGAAGGTGATGGTGCGCAACTTCAGCAGCAGGTAATTGCGGTCGGCGGAGTACATCCCCTCGACCACCCCCGACCCGTTCTTCGGCATGTCGCCCAGCCGAACCAGGCAGCTCGACAGCAACTCGGTGACGAGCTTGCCGCCGTTGCGCTGGTTGCGCCGGTCGGCCAGGATCGCTTCCTCCTTGCCGGTCATCTTGCGCAGCACCACGTTGCGGTGAGTGTTGCCCTCGTTGTCCGTGTAGCCGATGGGGAGGTTGAACTCGGCCTCCCAGCGCCCGGATGTCGGATTCGCATTCATGGAATTGCCTCCCATTATTCGCGCTGCAAGCCCTCATGTTCCAGCACGATCGTTTGCTTCAACAGGTTGGTGGAGCCCGCCTCGAAGTCGGTGAACTTGGAGGACTTCACCCAGGCGTTCTGGAACGAGAAGGTGAGGACGACCTGGCCGTTGTGCAGTTTCTGGATCATCCCGTTCTTGCGCACGCTCGAGCCGCCGTTCTGGGTGGCGGCCAGTTTGAAGGTGGCGGCGAACCAGTCGGCGAAGCGCTTGTCTTCGGGGCTGCCATCGACGTAGCGCTCGATGGTCAGCGGCTCGAACTTGATCTTGGTGGCGGCCACCTTGTAGACGTGGTTGCTGCCGCCGTCGGGCTGCTCGATGGTGTCGAGCTCGCCCTCGCTGAGCCCCGACACCTTGGTGACGCCCGGGCTGGCCGTGCCGTCGATGAAGAACACAAACTCACTCGCGCGGTAACTTTCGTAGAACTCCCCAACTTTCGGCATAAGTGGCTCCTTGTGGGCTTACGATTCGCTCGTCGTGGCCCCGCTCGGCTGCTGTCCGACGATGATGATGATGGTTTCGGCCGGCTTGGACGGATAGAAGTAGATCTCGACAGTCAGGTTGCCCTGATCGACCTGGTCCGGCGGATTGTTGGAGGCGTCGCAAATGACAGTGAATACCTGCGCCGGTGTGCCCGTGCCAAAGGCGCGCTGGCGCCACAGGCCCATCAGGAAGGGGGTCACAGTCTGAATGCGAATAGCGTCCCAGAGTGTGTCGCGATTGGGCTCCTGCCGCACCCAGCGCAGGCCGTTTTTTAGGCTGCTCTTGACGTAGTTGAACAGCAATCGCGTCCCCACATACAGCCAGCGCGTGTCGGTCGATGGCGTCCGTGAGGCATCGACGACGATGCCGGAACGCGGGATCGAGCGAATGCCGTTCACGCTGCCCTGTTTCACCAGGGCCGTGTGCTCGGTGTCGCTCAGTCGATACTCGACGTCGATCGCGCCCAGGAGGTTGGCCTCGTCCCCGGCCGGCGCCTTCCAGATGCCGCGAGCCGTTTCGATGCGCCCATAAACGCCCAGGACATGGCCCACCGGCGGCAGTACCTTCAGCGGGTTGTTGCCCGTGCCGAGCGGGTCGGAAACCATGATCCAGGGGCCGTACAGGGCGCCATAGACCTTCTTGGCCTGAAACGTCTGCCCGTAGGTGATGGCCGCGTTGCCCGCCGCGACGTAGCCCTGCGGGACGGCGCCGACATACATGCAATCGCCGCGGGCGGCGCAGTAGGCCAGCCCGGCGGTGGCGATGGGAACGTCGGTCCGCTCGCAGGTGACGAGCTGCACGTCCACGGAGTCGAAGGCGTAAAAGCCGGTGTGCGCCGACTGGTCGCCGATGAAGTCATTCGCGGTCGGGGTGCCGTCCTGGCCGTTGGTCAACTGGCTGAAGCCGGTGGTCGGCACCGGCACGTCGGCGCCGACAGTGCTGGCGCTGTTCAGGTCGGTGGCCGTCACATATTTCGAGCCGTTGATGGCGTCATTGAGGACGGTGACGGCGTAATTGGTCGTGTCGCGCTCCATCGACAGGTTGGTCTTGCTCTCGACGATGTGGGCCTGGTCATCGCTGCCGTAGGCGATGTCGAGGTTGAATGTCACCCGGCTGAATTGCAGTTGGAGGGCGGCGTAGGTCGCGATGTCGCTGACCGTGGGCGACCAGGTGATGGTGTTGTTCTGCGGGTTGATGGTCAGTACCTTGGCCAGCGCGGTCTTGGTGCCGTCCGTCAACTTGATCGCGTCGCCGACATTGAAGGGAGATACGTCGGCCAGCTGCGCGCTGGTGGTCGTGGGCGAGGCGGGCGTGCCATTGACCGCTGTCGTGCTCGTCAGGCCCAGGGTGCTGTTGGCCGCCGTGATCTCCAGCTTCGTAAAGGTGCGATTGAGCTTGGCGATGGCGCCCGTCGAGGTCAGCACCAACTGGTTGCCGTTCAACGACGCCACGAGGTTCGTCGTTTGCCGATTGATCGCGTCGCGAATCTGGGCCAGGGTCGCTGCATTCGCGCCGCCAGAGAAGTCACTAGCCTGGAAAGTCAGCACCGTCGCCGTCGTCTGGTTGTCGATCCTCACCGACAGGGACGGGAAGCCCGACATGTCCACCGGCGGCGTCAGCGCCGTGCCGGTGACCCTGGCCGGCGTCGTTTCGCGCAACGTGACCTTGGGCTCGGTGGCGGTGCTGACCTTGACGTAAAGCGCATTGCCCCAGGCGCCCGGCTCGACGGCGCCGCGCGAGCCTGCCTGGAGCTTCAGGGTGGGATTGGCGCTATCCGAAAGCGAGACCCTGGAAGTGAGGGCGCCGTTGGTGGAGTCGGTGGAGACGACGCGATTGATGACGGCGGTCTGCCCGCCATTGTCGAAGAAGCCCTTGACCAGGTAGGCGCCCAGCCCGCCGGGAAAGTAACTGCCGTACTGGGCGACGAACTGTGGGAAGCTGGTGACGGCGACCGACTTGTTGGGCACGCCACGCCGCGTGAGGATGTTGAAGGCCGCGACCGAGGTGGCGGCGCCGACGATTGCCGGTGCTCCGGTGCCGTCGACCTCGACGACATTTAACCCGATGTTATAGGCCATTTCTGCCTCCGTCTAGGAGCCGCGGGTCTTTGATTTGGGGGGCGAGCCGGCCTCGGCCTTCGTCTTCCCCTCCGCTGCAGGCGCCGGCCGAGCCGGCGCCTCTGCCTCAGTCGCCGGCGCAACCTCAGGCGCTGCGGGTGCAGCCTGGGGAGGAGGGACGACCTCTTCCGCGGTGATGACCCGGCTGGCCAGCAGCACCCGAAGTTGCGGCCTGGCAAGGTCGGCCTCGCTCAGTTCCGCTGTGCCGTGTGGCCCGAGCACGGTCACCCCGCTCTCCAGGTGCAACTCGACCGGCTGGTTTCGGTGGTTCGTTACGACGTGGCGAGCGCTCACGGTGCCTCACCTCCTTCATCGAGCTGCAGAGCAGAGTCACGGGGACGGGAAGTCCGCATTGAGGATCACGGTCGTGGCCGGCTGCACTCGGGTCGCGGGGCCGACCTCCTGGCGGGTCGAGATCTTGTAGAACAGGGGGATTTGATCGGTGCGAAACCCGCCGATCTGGTCGATCGGCTGGACCGTCACGGCCTCCATCGGCAGGGGGCAACCGTTGACGGGCAGTTGGCCCCGCGCCGGCAGCGTCCGGAGAATGAACTCCAGCATCGCCGACTGCGTTGGGCGGTCGTCGGAGACGGCGGTGACCTGGTAGTAGAGCTCGTAAGCGTTGGTCGCCGGCCGCACGGAATAGCCCTGGTCGGTGAAATCGCCCCGCGTCGGCACCGAGTCGGTCCGTTCGCGCGAGTAGTGGGCGTCGTAGTGCAGGATCTCGATGTAGGGCCGAGCCTGGTCCAACACACCGTTGGCCGGGTGGACCACCGCCGGGATTGGCGCCCCGTTGACCGAGAGGATGCCATCCAGACAGGCGCGCAGGGCGTCATCGACGTCGCTGATCATGGCGTCGCGCACGGCGAGGATGCGGTCGATGTTGCAGTGGAACGCCGTCGGACTGGCGCAGCGGAACTGGATGGTGGTCAGGGCGCCGCGCACCGCTGCGGGAAGGTCGCCCAGGGTCAGGCGCACCGGCTCCCAGGTGGCGACCTGCGAGACGGGTAGATAGCGCTGCCATTTGTTGTTCGGGTCGTTGAGGGCCAGCGCCGCGCTGGCCAGGCGCATTTCGAGATAGAACCGACGCTGGACGGTGCCGTCGGCCGGGCGGTCGCTGTTGACCCAGAGCCTGATCTCGTTGAACGGGCCCAGGTCCACCGGCCCCAGGTTCCGGCGCAGGGTGTGGTTGAGCGCGTTGGCGGTGGCCGACACCTGGGCGGAGGAAGTGTCCCCGGGCAGCCGGGCCCGCGTGGTGTCGACGGCCAGCGCCAACTCGGTGGAGGGCGTCACCCCGTCGGGGGCGAGGGCCGTCCACAGCCCGGCACTGGCCATGTCGTCGAGGGTGGTCGCCGGCATCTTCGCCTCGTCGGAGGATGGCCCCAGTTGCGCCAGCGGTACGGGGGCCTGCGGGGCCAGAAATCGGGCGGCCTCTCCCCGGTTGTCTGCGTTGAGCGTGAAAATCGGGGCCAGGCCGGCCCGCGACGTCTGTACCAGAAAGCCGCGCCGGACCAGCCAGGCCAGGGCGGCGCGCGTCTCCCCGACGGTGCGGTGAACGGTTTCCTGGAGCAGGCGCCAGCGGGTGATGCCTTCCACGTCGTCCGCCGCATGGGGGTTGCGGAGGAAGTAACTGAGAATGTCCCTGGCGACATGGGTTGGGTCGGTATTGCTCAAGGCTAGCTGTCCGCAGGGAAACGTGAGAGGGTCTTGCAATTATTAGCAAGGCCCATGCCAACCGTGCTGCGACGAAAGGGATCGGGAAAAGACGGACTGAGGCCGGCTCGCTTTGCTACATGGGCGGGAGAGAGTGGGCTCGAACCGACCCAACCGCCTCCTGTCGCGGGGCTGGCCGCGCCGGGAGATTTGTCGGTGGCCTGGGCGACTGGCCGGGTCGTTTGGGGGTGGGCTGAAAATGACCCAGGCTGGGTGAAAAGAGGGCCCGTTTCCGTCGCAGCAGTGGTCGAGGAGCGTGACGAACTCAGCGCCCCCCTCCCGAAGGGGCGCGTTTGATGTCGTAGCGCTTGACCAGCCTGCCGAAGGCGCGCCGCTCCTTCTTCGCCAGTCGGGCCGCCTGCGAGACGTTGCCGCCGCACTCCCGCATCAGGTCCTCGACGTAGCGCCGCTCGAAGGCCTCGATGGCGCGCAGCCGGGCCTCCCTGAAGGTGTCGGGGCCAGTATCTGCTGGTGATTGAACTGACCTGTCGGCGAGGTCGCAGGGCAGGATTTGCGCCCCCTGGGAGTAGATGACGGCGCGCTGGATCGTGTTGTACAGCTCGCGCACGTTGCCCGGCCATTCTTGCTGGTTGAGCCAGCGAATTGTAGCAGGCGCCAGGGCCTTCGGCTCCAGGCCGTACTCGGCGCAGGCGGCGCTGGCGAAGTGCCGGGCGAGCAGCGCGATGTCGCCGCGCCTGGCCCGCAGGGGGGTGAGGTCCAGTCGGAACACGTTGAGCCGGAAGAACAGGTCGGAGCGAAAGAGCCGGGCGCGCACCAACTCCTCGAGGTCGCAGTTGGTCGCCGCTACGATCTTGACGTTGGCCCGAACGAAGCTGTTCGAGCCCAGCGGCCGGTAGGCGCGCTCCTGGAGGAAGCGGAGCAACTTCGCCTGCGCCACCAGCGACAGAGAGTTGATCTCGTCGAGGAACAACGTCCCGCCCTCCGCCAGCGCCACAAGCCCCTTCATGTCGCGCCGCGCATCCGTGAAGGCGCCGGAAGCGTGGCCGAACATCTCGTTCTCGAAAAGGTGGTCCGGCAGCGTGGCGCAATCGGCCGGGATGAAGGGGAAGGTGTTCCGCGGGCCTAGGCTGTGGACGGCGCGGGCGCACAGATCCTTGCCGGTGCCGGTCTCCCCGACGATGAGGATCGGCGCCGGTCCTCGCGCCAGGAGGGGGATCTTGCCCAGCGTCGTGAGAAACGTCGGGTCACGGCCGATCAGCCCGGCCAGCGCCAGCTCCTGCGCCAACTTCTCTTCTACCGGCGCGGGCGCTCCCGGGCCCGGGCCGTCCTTGCCCAGCAGCCGAGTGACACGGTAGCTCAGCTCGCCGGGCCGGATGGGGGCGAAGAGGAAATCATCCGCGACCTCCGCGGCGAGACGCACCTCCTCGTCCTGCGCCGATTCGTGGAGGATGGCGATCCGGGGGGTGGCGCGGGGGGACGGCAGCGAGCGAAGCAGGTCAGCCGCGGGCGGCAGGGCCTCGGCGGCCAGCAGCAAGGTCAGGTCGGCCGTGAGAGCGCCTTGCTCCCTGGACAGCGCTTCCCAGGCGACCTGCCGGCAAAGGGAACGCTGGACAGTGCCCTCCAGAGCCTTGAGGCACTGCTCGAGGGACTGTTCCGCGCCGCCGATTATCACCAGCTGCCAAGGCATGGGCTCTACTTTCCATGTGCCTGCAGGCAAGCCCCATCCTGGTTACCGGGGGTGAAATGGTATCTTCTGGCAATTCTCGACTGTCCGCCAAAACGTGGCCTCCTGCTACACTCGCTCTGGCTTCGCTTTGCCTTCGCTCTGCCTTCGCCCGTCAGCGCAGCCGTCGCGGGGCCCTGTGCCAGACCTGCACCAGCCCCTCGCGCCTGGTGGTGGCCAGCCGGTATCCGTCCGGGCTGAACGCTACCGCGAAGACGCGGTTGGTCTGGCCCTTGAGCGTCAGCAGCTCCTCGCCGCGCGCCCCGTCCCAGACGCGCACCGTCCCGTCCCAGGAGGCGGAGGCGACCCCCACGCCTTCCGGGCTGAAGGACATGCCGCTGACCTGTTCCGTATGGCCCCGGAGCCGGTGAGGCCAGGGTACTTTTCCGCAGCATCGCCAGCGCCACGGTCGCATTGCTGCCGGTGGGGTTCATCACGACCACGAGGTGCTGCCCCCTCCTTGACCTGCGAAACCTCACCTTGGGGTGAGCGTCCAGCTCCACGTCTGCGGCCACGGGTAGGCCCTCGCTCATGAAGAACACTGCCAGGTCAATGTCATCGGCCCCTGCGCCACCGCCGCCACGGCGAAATCCCTCCCCTCCAACAACTGAACAGGGATCGCCCAGCGACCACCGCCTTGAAGGAGAAAGACGGTCGTCGGCTTCTGCTGCAATGGCCTGTACTGGTAGCCCGCACGAAGGAAAGGACTCACCTGCGCCTGCAAGGCGGCTTTTAGCTCGGGCGATTCCTCGGCTAAAGCCGGGCCCCAACTTGAATCTCTGACAACCCCGACGTGCTCCTCCTCGCCGCCATACGCCTCGACAGCCAACTCGCGGGCAGGCCAGCGAAGCTCGATGACCCGTCAATCAGGTGGCCGCTCTGCTGTCGCGCCTGGCTCGGCTGCTCTCGTCCTTTCCTGGTCGGCCTGGCGCTGCTGCCGCCGTGCTTGCAGCAACCCACGGACGAACTGAATGGCGCCGAACACGATGGCCCCCCAGGAGACGACGGTGATGCCCGTCACCTGGGAAGCCGCCAACGTCAGGACTGTCACCGCGAGCCCGGCGAAACAGAGCAGCCCGCCGATCAGCATGTTCCGACGAGCAGCGGCTGTCAACTGGATGCGGCCGACCGTCCTCGCCTGAGCGAAACTGTAGCCGCAGTCACAGGCCAGAGCTGTGTCGGAGCAGACCAGACCGCACAACGGACAGTCTCGGGGCATGACACCATCTCCAAAAGCCGAACGACTTGCTGCGGTGCTGGGGCCACCGTGCTCCAGTATACTGCGCGACAGCGTGATACGACCGAGCTGCTGCGACAGGGAAGGAAGTACCTGATCCTGGGACCCAATGGCTCCCCTCACGTACCGCGCCGGCACCTCGAACGAGCGTAGCAACGTCAGCCACTGGCCGGTGCTCGTCTGCGGCCCGGTAGTCCTGTTCCCTGGGGCAGGGCAAGCGGCTCTTCTTGGGCAGAAATCCAGATGTCTGACCGGCAGCGGTAAGGGGAAGGTCGTCGTGACGAAGGGAACTCGCCTGACCCTCACGCGGAGGCCATGCCAGGGAAGCCACTACACCGTCCGCCTTGAGCCGCGCAGGTGAACGGCGCTGGCCGGCGACACCGGGTTGATCCTGCCATGTCCTGCCTCAGCATGAACGAGTTAAATGAGAGACAATAGAGTACAAGAGACGGGCGCGCCTTCGCAAGGTGCTGGAAGAATTGGCAACGATCGGCGCACCCGGCTGCGTCAGACAGGGACACCCGTAGAACACGGCGAATTGCGCATGTGACTCGCGGCGGCGCCGTAACAAGCGAGAAACCATGTGGTTGCGTCGACCGAGTCACCTGCGGGGGCCCCCAGGTGACTCTGCTCGCCAACGCAGAGTTGGAGTCCCGGCTTTAGCCGGCTGGGGCGCCCCGGCCGGCTAAAGCCGGGACTCCAGCTTCAGAGCAGCCGCACAGCGTGGCGCCAGCGCCTCGGGCCAGCTCGCCGCCTTCAGCACCCGGGCCGCCAGTTGCTCCAGCCGGTCCAGGCCCGTCACGCGGTC